CCTGAGAGGTTGGTTGATTCCAATTTGTTTTCAATTCAACCCTGAGTTTCATTTTTCCCTCCGTTTGGTTTTGTTTAACGGTTGAGGCCACCGGACCCGCGTAGTTTGCGGGTTCCGCGTGAGCCGATTTGTTAGTCTGCCCGGCCACTGAAGGAAATAAATAAAAGAATCTACTTTTTTCTATTGACTCCTTGTTGAATAACGAGTATCTTTTAATCATACAAGATGGCAATAAAGCCAAACAACAAAACCAGGGGAACAAAATGGAACTGTACAACTCAAAAAAAGAAGCAGCCGCAAACGAGGGAATAATTCACGGGATCGACGACAGTATCTATGACACTCTCGAAGAAGCAGAAAATGATTTCCCTGATGGTGGAGTTTTCGCCTGGACAGATGAGGACGGGAAAATCCGGGTTGGATGGACGGCATCTCAATATGAGTAAAGGCGGCAAACGAAAGGGGGCCGGGAGACCGGCCCTCCCCGACGACAAAAAGAAGGTGGCGATCAACGTGAAATTGCCACCTGATCTTATTGCCTGGATGGATGAGCAGGACCAAAGCCGGGCCGTGCTGATTGAAAGAGCGGTGCGGGAAAAGTACGGCGTTCATCCGGCAGACTAACAGACCACGTTCTCCCCCACGGAGAAGGATTTTTTCCTCCAGCTTCGTCTCCACTGCTCCATATATAGTATAGCGCTATCCCTAACATCCTCCCCCTGAGTTCCCTATAACATAGGTATTACGCACCGAGCGGGTGTTCTTCTTCTTCGCCATCGTGGACCCTGGGCGGCTTTGCCGCCCGGGGTTCCCGTGCAGGGGGCCGGATGGACAATCTTACCGAACAGATCACGCCTCATTTTTCACTGCGCGAGCTGCAATGCCGCTGCTGCGGGCGGATGGGGATCGACCAGGACTTTCTCAATCGGCTGGAGGACCTGCGGACGGCCTACGGCAAGCCGATGATCATCAACTCCGGCTACCGCTGCCCCGATTACAACGACCGCATATCGAGCACCGGCCGGACAGGGCCGCACACCGTCGGGGCGGTGGACGTGCGGATCAGCGGGGCCGAGGCCCACCGGCTGCTGCACCTCGCCATGATCGTCGGTTTCACGGGGATCGGCATCAAGCAGCACGGGCCGATGGCCGGGCGGTTCATCCACCTGGACAATCTGACCACGCACGACAAGCCGCGGCCAAGGGTGTGGACGTACTGAGGGCCGACAGGGTCGCGTGGCTGCGAGGGCTGCACGCGATCTGGCAATGGAAGCGGAGCATGGACGACATCGACCGAGCCCCGCAGAACCAGCTTGACGACATCAGCCGGGCGCTGCGCAACAGGATTCCGAGGGCGGGCAATATGGCGGGGAAAACGCACTGCGAAGACTGCGACGGGGAGATCCCGGCGGCGAGAAGGCAGGCGGTACCGGGCTGCACCAGGTGCATCCGGTGCCAGGAGCAATTCGAGAGGGGGGAAGGATGACACCGGAGCAATTGAGTGCTCTTACCGCCATTTCGGCGCTGTTGAAATCAATGTCCACCTGGCCGGTGGTGAGCCTGCTGGTGATGGGCAGCCTGGCCCCGTGGGTCATCATGATTTTTCTGTCCATCAACCAGTACAAGCGGGTCGAGGCGCAGGCCAAGATGTACGAGGACAACGTCGAGCTGGTGAAAAAGGTCATCGCCCTGGCCGAGGGGTACAGGGAACACCTGATCTGGTCGACCCAGGCGGTGACGCGAGCGGTGGAGTCGGCGGAGACGAACCAGTTCTGCCCGATCGTCAGACGAGAAAGCAACCCGAAGGATATCAGAGGATGAGCAGCGAACGGCTACAGATGCAGGGAAAGCTCGCGGGGCTGGAGCATGACGCCTACGGTTTGCGCATGAAGATCGAGGCTGCCTGCCGGACGATCCGGAGCGAGCTGAACACGACCATCAACGAGATCGAGGACCTCGACATCCCGCTGGCTGCGCAGCAGATGGACGACCTGGTCATGGCCCAGGCCGAGCTGCTGGCGATCAACACCAAGATCCTCCGCCTGAAAAAGGAACTGGGGCGTGGCTAAGAAGGGGGACCGAGCATACCTGGAGCCCCAGGCGCAGCGGCTCTATGCCGAGGGCTACAGCCTGAGCGATATCGCCGGCCGGCTGGACGTGTCGGTGACCAGCCTGGCCAAGTGGAAGGAGGAGTCGAAAGTGCCCTCCGCCGACCTGGACGAATGGGACCGGGCCAGGGGCCAGAAGCGGGGCAACATTCAACGGCTGCGGGATCTGTTTGAGGAGCAGCTGGCGTATATGGAGGGGCTCTCCCCCATGAAGCGGACCGCTCCGCTGATGGACACACTTTCCAAGATGGGGTCCCTGCTGGAACGGTGGGATAAAATCGAGACGGCGCAGCGGATCGCCGAGCAGGTAGCGAGCAAGGTCAAGGAAGACGGCGGCATCAGCGTCGAGGATTTGGAGAGGGAGATCCGGAGGATCTATGGGGTCTGAACTGTTCTATCCCTACCAACAGAACTGGATCGGCAACGAGAGCCGGTTCAAGATCGGCATGTTCGCGCGGCAGACCGGCAAGACATTCTGCACCACGTTCGAGCTGGCTAAGGACTGCCAGCTCTCGGATATGGTCGGCAAGCGGGTGCGCTGGGTCATCCTGTCGCGCGGGGAACGACAGGCCAAGGAGGCCATGGAGGAAGGGGTCAAGCGGCACAGCCAGGCCCTGGGATCTATTGTGCGCAGTATCGAGTCGGAATGGATGACCGACGGGGCCAGCTACAAGGCGCTGGAAGTGGAGTATCCGAACGGCTCCAGAATAACCGCCCTGCCCGCCAACCCGGACACGGCGCGGGGCTTCTCCGCCAACGTGTTCCTGGATGAGTTCGCCTTCCACCTGGACAGCCGCAAGATATGGACGGCTCTGTTCCCGGTGATCTCGGCCGGGCACCGGCTGCGGGTGGTCTCCACGCCCAACGGCAAGGGAAACAAGTTCTATGACCTGATGACCGCCGAGGACGCCATCTGGTACCGGCAGGTCACCGACATCTACCAGGCGGTGGCCGACGGCCTGCCCCGCGATATCGATATGCTGCGCACCGCCCTGAACGACGACGACGCCTGGGCGCAGGAGTACGAGCTGAAATGGCTGGACGAGGCCTCCGCCTGGCTGTCGTATGAACTGATCTCCTCCTGCGAGGACGACCGGGCCGGCCGGCCGGAGCTGTATGCCGGCGGCCCCTGCTACGTAGGGGTGGACATCGGAGCGCGCAATGACCTGTTCGTGATCTGGGTGGATGAGATCGTCGGCGACGTGGCCTGGAATCGGGAGATCATTGCCCGGAAGCGAATCAGCTTTGCCGAGCAGGACGCCTTGCTGGCCGAGGTCTTCGACCGGTACCGGGTCATGCGCTGCTGCATGGATCAGACCGGCATGGGAGAGAAGCCGGTGGAAGACGCCCGGCGGCGGCACGGATCGACCAGGGTCGAGGGCGTCCTGTTCACCGGGGCGAACAAGCTGATCATGGCCACCATCGGCAAGGAGCAATTCGAGGATCGGCGCTGCCGCATCCCCATGGGCGACACCGTGCTGCGGGCCGATCTACACAAGCTGCAGAAAGTGGTCGGGCCGACCGGCGCGCCACGCTTTGTCGCCGAGAGCGACAGCGCCGGCCATGCCGACCGGGCGTGGGCCAAGTTTCTGGCGGCCAACGCGGCGACGACGCCGGCGGTGGACATCGCCTATGAATCAACAGCCAAGCGCAGGCTGGCCATGCGGGGGGCGTTCTGATGGCGCTGTTGTACGATCAATACGGGCGGGAGATCGCGGCGCGCAAGAAGGATCCCGACCGGGCGCCGCTGCCGGTGGCGCCGATGATGGACTCGTTCCGCGACTACGTGACCGACGGGTTGACGCCGGAGCGGCTGGCCTCGGTGTTCAAGGAAGCGGACGGCGGCAATGTCCGGCGGCAGGCGGAGCTGTTCGAACAGCTGGAGGAAAAGGACCTGCACCTGCTGTGCGAGCGGGACAAGCGGCGCAACATCATCCTGGATCTTGAGTTCCGCGTCGAGCCTGCTTCGGAGGACGGTCGGGATGTCAAGGTTGCCGAGTTTGTCGACGAGTTTTTCGCGGACATGGCGGACTGGGACGATTGCCTGATATCTCTGCAGGATGCCGTGGGCAAGGGCTATGCGGCGCTGGAGACCTACTGGGACGTGTCGTCCGGGCAGGCCATGCCGGAGAAGTTCGAGTTCATCGAGCAGCAGCGGTTCACCTGGTTGGGCACGGACGGGACGCTGCGCAAGACGCCCCTGCTGCTGTCCGACCAGTATCCCAACGGCGGAGAGATCCCGGCCTGGAAGACGGTGTTCCACGAGTACGGCGGCAAGTCCGGCAACCCGATGCGCTCGGCCATCTACCGGGTGGCGGCATGGATGGTGCTGTTCAAGCACTACACGATCAAGGACTGGGTGATCTTCTGCGAGGTGTTCGGCATGCCGCTGCGGCTGGGCAAGTATTCGCCGGGCGCAACCGAAGATGACAAGCGGGCGCTGGTGGCGGCGATCACATCGCTGGGCACGGACGCGGCCGGGATCATCTCCGATTCGACGGTGATCGAGTTCATCGAGACGGTGCGGACGGCCAGCTCCGACCTGTACCAGACCATGGCCCGGTTCTGCAACGCCGAGATCTCCAAGGGCGTGCTGGGACAGACGCTGTCCGCCGAGATTGGAGAGAGAGGAAGCTACGCCGCCGGCAAGGTGCATGACGGCATCCGGCTTGACCTGTTGCAGGCGGACGGCAGGGCGCTGGCGGCGACGGTGCGCAACCAGATCGTCCGCCCCCTGGTTGGGTTCAACTTCGGCTGGGACGCCGCGCTGCCGAAATACCGGGCGGTGTTCAACGAGGAAGAGGACCTGGGGAAAAAAGCGGAGTGGTTTGACAAGCTGACGGCGAAGGTCCAGGTGCCGGCGTCATGGGCCAGGGAGCAGTTCGGCGTTCCCGAGCCGGACGACGGCGGCGACCTGGTCGGCGGCCACCAGAAGAAGATCTTCAAGTATCACCTGGACTACGGGTTGTTGACGATCAACGAGATCAGGGAGAGCCTGGGGCTGGGGCCGATCGCCGGCGGGGACAAGATACCTGAGCCGGTGTTCGATACCGGCGCGGATGACCAGGCGGCAAAGCTGGTGGCGGCCAAGAACGATCCGGCGCCGGCGGTCGACATGCTGGTGGAGCGGTCGGCATCGCGGCCGGACCTGGACCCGGCCATCGACACGATCAAGGAAATGCTGGCGGCATCAACCAGCCTGGAGGAGTTCCGGGGCCGGCTGGAAAAGGCCGCCGACGGGCTGCCCCTGGCCGAGTTTGCCAGGACCATGCAGCGCGCCCTGGTGCTGGCCGAATTGAGCGGGAGATTCGACCAGAGCCAGGAAGGGTGAAAATCGGCCCAAATTTGCAAAAACAGGACAGCCCGCCCCGACCCACGGGCGAGGCCGGTTGCTCTTGATACAGGAAAATTTAAACGGGTTTTAATGATGGTTCTGTGATGGCGGACGCGGCGACACAATACCTGAGCCTGGCATTCAACGAAGCGATCGCCTATTTCCGGCGCAAGCTGAGCATGCCGACCGCGGCCTGGGATGAGCTGTGGGGCGAGATGCACGGCCGGGCGTTCACCGTTGCCGGGGCGCTGCGCGACGACCTGGTGGCCGATCTGCGGGCGGCGGTTGACAAGGCCGTCGCCACCGGGACAACGCTTGCCGAGTTCCGGAAGGAATTCGACGCCATCGTGCAGCAATACGGCTGGGCCTACAAGGGCGGCCGGGCCTGGCGGACGGCGGTGATCTACGACACCAACCTGAGCGTGGCCTATGCGGCCGGGCACTACCGGCAGCGCAACACGCCGGCGGTGCTGGCGGCGCGGCCGTACCTGCGCTATGTGCCGTCGTCGTCGGCCCATCCCAGGGAAGAGCACATGCGGTGGTACAACCTGGTGCTGCCCCATGACGACCCGTTCTGGGATACGCACACGCCGCCGAACGGCTGGGGCTGCAAGTGCGGGGTGATCACGGTGTCGCGGCGGGAGATTGAGCGCGACGGGCTGCGCGTCGGGCAGGCGCCGCCGGAAGAATATTACGAGTGGACCAACAAGAAGACCGGCGAGGTCCACCGGGTGCCGGTCGGCATCGATCCGGGCTGGGACTACAACCCGGGCAAGGACCCGTGGAGGGAGCCGTGAGCGGGGTCTTGCTGCGGGTCGACGACCGCGAGGTGATCGAGCTGGTTGAGGGCGTGCTCCGGCGGGCGAAGGACATGACGCCGGCCATGGAGATCATCGGCGAGACGGTCAAGGCATCGGTTGCGCGCAACTTCGAGGCCGGCGGGCGGCCGTCCGGATGGGCGCCGCTGTCGCCGGTGACGCTGAAGAAAAAGCCGAACGACCGCATCCTGGTGGTCAAGGGGTTTGCCGGCGGGCTGCTGGGCTCGGTCCATTACGAGGCCGGGCGCAGCATGGTCGAGATCGGCACGGACAAAAAGTACGGGGCCATCCACCAGCTGGGCGGCATGGCCGGGCGCGGCCGCAAGGTGCGGATCCCGGCGCGGCCCTACCTGCTGGTGCAGGATGAGGACTGGGGGGAGATCGCGGCGGCGGTCGAGGACTATTACCTGGGAGGGAACAATTGAAGCTGTACTCGATGATCGCGGCGCTGGCAGCCGGCGGGGAAACGGAGCTGCCGGAATGGTATGTGGTCTTCAGCTCGGGCAAGGGCGAGCTGGCCGACGGCGTCTCGTACACGGTCGACGAGCAGGCCTGGGAGATGTTCCGGGCCGCCATCGAGCGGCGCGGGGTGGAGATCGTCATCGACTACGAGCACCAGGCGCTCTCCGGGAACAAGGCGCCGGCGGCGGGCTGGTGCAGGCAATGGCGGTGGACGCCCGGCGTGGGCATCGAGGCCAGAATCGACTGGACCGAGGAGGCGGCGGGCTACCTGAAGTCGGGGGAGTACCGCTACTTCTCGCCGGTTTTCTATATCAACAAGAGCGACGGGAGGCTGGCCGGAGCCCACAGTCTGGCCCTGACCAACACCCCGAAGACCAACCACTTGAAACCGCTCCTGGCCAAGTTGGGAGCACAGCAGCAGGAGGAAGCAATGCTGAAAAAACTGTTGGCCAAGCTCGGGCTTGGCGAGGACGCAACGGAAGAGCAGGCGCTGTCGGCCATCGACGGCCTGCGGCAGACAACGGAAAAGGAAGTGATCCCCGAGGCGGTGGTCGCCGCCCTGGGCATCGAGGGAACGGCCGATGCATCGACGGTTGTCGCCTCGATCCATGCCCTGAAGCAGGCGCCGAAGGGCATGGTCTCCAAGGCCGAGTTCGACGCCCTGCAGGCGCGGATTACCGAGCGCGACGCTGCCGAGGCGGTCGCCGGGGCCATGGCGGCAGGCAAGATCACCCCTGATCAGAAGGACTGGGCAATGGCCTACGCCAAGGCCGACCCGAACGGGTTTGCAACCTTTGTTGCCAAGGCGGCGGTGGTGGTGCCGATCCAGCCGCTCGGCGACCAGAAGAAGAAGGCCGATGACGCCGAGATCGGCGCTGCGACCCTGCAGGTCGCCAAGCTGATGGGCGTCGCGGAAGAAGACATCAAGAAATACGGGGCGTAGCAACGCACCGACAACACGGGAGGATCACAGGAAATGGGAGCAATAGCAGACAAGGCAATGGAGAGGAAGGACGGGAAACTGATCCCCTTTCCGGTAAAGACGCTGACAAAAATCTACGGCGGCACCCTGGTGTCCACCGACGCCACCGGCTATGCCGTGCCGGGCGACGACGCGGCCGGGCAGATATTCCAGGGCGTGGCCGACGAGTACGTCGACAACTCGGCCGGCGGCAGCGGCGACAAGGAAGTGCGGCTGTGGCGGCGGGGGATGTTCAAGATGACCTTTGACACGGACATCGCCATCACCGACGTGGGGGCCAACGTGTTCCTGGTCGACGACGAAACCGTTGATCTGGCGGCCGACACGGACAACGACATCTTCTGCGGGGTGCTGGCCGGGTTCATCGACAGCCGGCACGGCTGGGTGGATATCGAGCCGGCCATCAAACAGGCCGACGTGGCTGTGCATATCGCCGATGTGGCCGGGGCGCACTCGGCCAGCGCGATCAGCATCGCCGACGAAGGGACGTTCACCGCCCAGGAGGAGGTCGAGGCGGCCCTGCAGGAGATCTACCAGCACCTGGTCTCGGCCCAGAAGTTCATCACGGTGCCGCTGACCACGCTGATCGAAGGGGACGGCACCAATACGGTGGCGGCCCTGGGGCCGGCAACCACGCCGAAGCTGGACATGGCCAACGGCGATACCGACTCCGGCCTGCTGGTGACCTGGGCGGCCGGGAACGTCGACCCGGTGCTGTTCCAGGTACCGCTGCCGCCCGAACTGAATACCGGCAAGGACCTGGTTGTCCACCTGCGGGGCAAGATGGGAGGGGCGACCGACACGCCGGTCATCAACGCGGACTCCTATTTCAACGAGGGAGACACCAAGGTCGAGGACGCATCGGCGGCCCTGGGCGCTGCTTTCGCGGAGAAGACGATCACCATCGCCGCGGCGGACGTTCCGGCCGGGGCGCAGACCCTGACCGTGGAGCTGACCCCCGGGACGCACGACAACGACACCGTGGTCATCAGCGCCCTGTGGGTCGAGTACCAGGCGTCGCTGCTGACCGCTTAACCAACACATCAACCGTTTAGGGAGGATATAGAGCAATGATTGTCAACAAAGCGAACATCGAGGCGATCTTCATCAGCCTGAAGACCTCGTTCAACAAGGCGTTCGAAGGGGCGCCCAGCTTCTGGCCCGATGTGGCGATGAAGGTGCCGTCGTCGACCAAGCAAAATGATTACCCGTGGTTTGACCGGTTCCCCAAGATGCGCAAGTGGGTAGGTGACAAGCACCTGAAAAGCCTCAAGGCGTACAAATACACCATTGTCAATGACGATTTCGAGGCAACGGTCGAGGTGGACCGCAACGACATTGAAGACGATACCCTCGGCATGTACGGACCGATGGCCCAGGAGGCCGGCTTTTCGTCCAAGCAACTGCCGGATGAGATCGTCGTCGACCTGATTAAAGGATCGTTCGAGAACGAGTGTTTTGACGGCCAGTATTTCTGCGACGTCGATCACGAGGTTACGAACGAAAACGGCGACGTCTCCAGCGTGTCGAACAAGCTGACCGCGGCGTTGTCCTGCGCCACCCTCGCCCTGGCTGAGGCATCGCTCGGCGCTGCCATGACTGCCATGGAATCGTTTACCGACAATGAGGGGCGGCCCCTGGGATTGATCGGCGACACCCTGGTTGTCGGCCCGAGGAACAGGGCCACGGCAACGGTGCTGAAGAATAACGACAAGCTGGAAGACGGCAAGCCCAATCCGTACAAGGATACGATCAAAAAAATTGTCGTCCTGCCGTGGCTCGGGACATCGACCGCCTGGTTCTGGCTGTGCACGACGAGGCCGGTCAAGCCGTTTGTCTACCAGGAACGAAAGGCGCCGGTGTTCGTCAGCCAGACCAACATGGAGGCCGACGACGTGTTCATGCGACGCAAGTACAAGTTCGGCGCCGAGGCGCGGGGCGCAGGCGGATACGGTTTCTGGCAGCTCTGCGTCGGATCGACCGGAGCGGGTTGATCGTAGATCGTAGAGGCTGACGCGGAAGGCAAAAGGGGCGGGGCGGCCCGCCCCTTTTTAAAAGACCGTTAACGGAGGATTACATGATCAGAATAACGAGCAAGCGGGACGGGTTCCGGCGCTGCGGGGTGGCCCATACCAGGGCGGCGAAGGACTGGCCGGACGACCGGTTTTCGATCGAGGAGCTGGAGGCGCTGCGCCACGAGCCGATGCTGACCGTGACCTATATCGAGGAGACGCCGCCGGAGGAGGACAAGCCGCCGGAGAAGGACAAGCCGGAAGGCGGAGGCGAACCCGACGGAGACGGGGCCAACATTGCCGTTGACGAGCAGGACGAAAAAGCGCCGGCCGATGACGAAGAAAAGGCCCCGGCGGATGAAGAGAAGACGCCGGTCCGCAAGGGCGGCAGGAAGAAAAAATGAGCTACGCAACGGTGGCCGATGTGCGCAAGGTCGTCGACGACGACCTGCTGACCCAGCTCACCGATGATGCCGGAGACGGCACGGTTGACGAGGGGCTGGTCACCGATCAGCTGGGGATGGCCTCGGTGGAGATCGACGGCTATCTGGGATCGCGCTATCCCCTGCCCTTGTCCACGACCCCCCCGATCCTGGCCAAGCTGTGCGTCGACATCGTCCTGTTCAACCTGTACTCCAGGCGCGGCGGCCCGCCGGAGCACTGGCAGAAGCGCTATGACAACGCCGTCCGCTTCCTGGAGCGGGTCGCCGAGGGCAAGATCACTCTCGGCGCCGGCGATCCGGACGGCAACGCCGACGGCAACACCCCGCGGATGGAAGGGCCGGAGCGGGTGTTTTCCCGGGACAAGCTGAGGGGATATTGACATGGTCGGAGTGATGCGGGCAATCCGGCAGGCCTTGCGGGAGGCATCGTCCCTGGCCTACATCCGGGATGCGGACATCTTTGCCGCGCCGCACATCAACTTCATCCCCGGCGGGGTCAAGGAATACTTCATCGGGGTCAAGGACGGCCCGAGCCGGCGGCGGGAACTGACATGCGGGATGACCGAGGTGACGGCCGACGTGCACCTGTGCTGCTGGGTGCGGATCGCGGATTACGAGACGTCGGTGATCGGCGAGGAGTCATCGGTGACCAGGGGGGCGCTGGAGGTGGCCAGGGATGTTGCCGCGGTGCTCAAGGACAACCGGCTTGGCATTAAGGGCATGCAGGCGGCGCTGCTCACGGCGGAACCGCCGTCCGACCTGTTTGTCAGCGACACGGGCACCAGCTACCAGAGGAAAATGGTAACCCTTACCTATACGTGGGAGGAATAAATGTACCGACTGAAAAAGGGCCAGGAGGCGTTCGAACTGGTGGACGGGCCGATGGCCGGGCGGAAGTTCGTTCCGGGCCGGAGCTACGAGGAAATTCCGGCGCAGGAGAAGCGCCGTTTCGAGAAGATCAGCAAGCCGGCGGCGGCGCGGAAGCAGGCGCCGGCAACGAAGCCGGAGATCGCCGGCAAGGAGGATAAGTAATGTACAACACACGGGCGAAACTCAACCTGCTGGCCGTGTCCATGGGGGCCATGGAGGCGGCGATCAACACCGAGCAGGATACCGACGCTTCCCTGCTGGTCGGGGTGGACGACTACATCAACATCGATCCGCGGCGGGAGAACAATGCCGACGAGATGACCGGCAAGGAAGAGCCGGACATGATCTACGACCTGGGGGCGCTGGCCTCGGCGACCTTCAATTTCGGCAAGCTGCAGCCGCACCAGGCGGCGTTCCTGCTGGCCTACGGGCTGGGGAGCTGCGCGACCGCGGCGGCCGGCGACGGCTTCCTGCATACCATCACCCCGATCGACGGCGACCTGGACCCGGCCAGGAGCAACCCGTCGTTCACGGCTGTGCAGCGGGTCGCCCAGACCATCGTCAAGCGGCGGTTCGCCTCCTGCTTTGTCGATGCGGTGACGATCAACTTCACCACCGACGACTGGGTCAAGGGCACTGGGACCATCAAGGCGACCGGCAAGCGGACGGACTCGGTAATCGAGGAGACGGTGGTGGCGCTGGACAATGCCACCAGCCTGACACTGGCGGAAAACGGCGTGCACGGGTCGAGCGCGGCGGAACGGCTGGACAACGTGCAAGTTGTGCGGGCCGCGGCCGCCGGCAGCGACCAGTACGAGTTCTGCACGGTCACGGCGGTATCCGACGCAACACCTGCGGTGCTGACCATCGAGAGCCTGGGCGGCGGCGGCGAGGACAACCTCAACTACAAGATCCTCTATGTGCCGACCGAGGCGGCCTGGGCCACGTTCCCGGCCCGGATCACCGAGACGCCGCTGCGTGTTTCCCAGGCGTGCCTGTATGTCGGCGGCGGCTGGTCGGGCACGGCGTTCGTCGGCGGCCAGGCCATGGGCTCGGTGCTCAACTCGTTCGAGTATCAGCTCAACAACAACATGGACATCAAGTTTTCCCTGTGCGCCGGAGGCGAGTACGCCGGCCGGGCCTGGCGCGGGGGGCGCAACCAGGTGCTGAAGCTGAACCGGCAGACGCGCGACTACCTGCTGCAGAACTACATGCTGCAGAACGAGAACCTGGGCGTGCGCCTGCTGTGCGAGGGGGCCGAATACGAGGCCGGCCACAAGTACACCCTGGAGATGATCTTTCCCAGGGCGGGCATACTGACCGCGCCGCTGTCCAGCGACAACGGCCTGGTGGCCGAGGCCGGCGACCTGCAGGTGTTGGAGGACGACACCTACGGCAGCGTCATCGTCCGGGTCAAGAACCTGGTGGAGACGTTCGCGGCCGAGCCGGCGTAGGAAGAAGGCTGAAGCTGTTTAGGCTGAAGCTGTTTAGGCTGAAGGCTGTTAAGTAAAGATAATGCCGGCTGACGCCGGGAAGGAGTAGGGAATAATGGCAAGGAACATAACCGCCAGGGGCTGTAATGAGCTGAAGATCCATGACAACATATCCAGCTCGGCCATCGTGCTGTACCATCGGACCCCGACCACGCAGGAACGCCAGGCATATTCGAACATGTCGGTCCAGCGCAAGGGGCGCAAGATCAAATTCAACACGGCCGCGGCGCGGCTCAAGTTCGGACTCAAGATCCTGACAGGGTTCCGGGAGGGTGATTTTGTTCGAATCGTGGACGGCAAGCAGGTGCCGTTCTCGGCCGACCCCACCTCTTCCAATTATCTCAAGACCTGGAAAGAGGAAGTGGAGGCAGGAGCGGCCGACCTGGTCATGCTGCTGGCTGCCCACGTCTTCGACGGCTCAGCGGAAATTGACGAGGAACAGGACGATGCCGCTGACGATGGGCCTGACGAGGATGACGCCGACCCAAACTTCGGGACGACCTCGCCGCGCTGAAGCGGGGTCTGTGCACCGATGAGGATGAGGAGCAATGCCGGGAAGAGAGCGACGACCTGGCATGGACCTGCGCCAACTGCCCGAAGACCAGGGCCGCGGAGCTGCATCCCTACACGGTAAAACTGATGAACCTGCTGCAACTGCAGAAAGCCGGCTACCCGCTCAGGGCCGATGACCTGACCCTGGAGGAGTGGTACGACCTGGGCCGGGTCCGTGCCGCCCTTGAGCAGCCGGCCGCCTGCCCGCTGATGGGGAGAAAACAGTGACCGGAGTCAACGCCGCTACCATCAAGATCGCCATCGAGGTCGACGATAAGGGATCGGTCAAGATCCGCCAGCTCGGCCGGTCCACCCAGGACGCCGGCGACCAGGCGGATCGGTCGTTCAAGAAGGCCGGCCGGTCGCTGGGGGACTTCGACCAGAAGGTTTCCGCCGCCATAACGAAGCTCGCGAAATTCATGGCCGTGACCCTGGCGGCGGCAGCGGCCGCAGGGGTTGCGGCCCTGGCCCTGGTGTCCAAGCAGTCGGTCAAGCTGGCCTCCGATCTGGAGGAAACGCAGAACAAGTTCAATGTGGTGTTCCGCGGCATGACCGGGCAGGCGGAAGCCTGGGCCAAGGTCCTGCAGGACTCCTACATCATGACCCGCGAGGAGTCCAAGCGCTACCTGGCATCGGTCCAGGACCTGCTGGTGCCCATGGGCATGGCCAGGGAAGAGGCCGGCGCGCTGTCGTTCGAGATCGTCAAACTGAGCGCCGACATGGGCTCGTTCAACAACGTGCCGACGGCCCAGGTGATGGCGGACATCCAGTCCGCCCTGGTCGGCAACTACGAGACCATGAAGAAATACGGCGTGGTGCTGAACGCAACGACCGTGCAGGAGAAAGCCCTGGCCATGGGCCTGGCGGCGACCAAGGATGAGCTGACAGCGGCTCACCGCGCCCAGGCTGCCTATCAGCTGATCCTGGCCGGATCGGCCGATGCGATCGGCGATATCTCCAGGTCGTCCGAGTCGTATGCCAACCAGATGCGGCTGCTCAACAAGAACATCACCGAGATGAAAACCACCCTGGGCGAGGCCCTGTTGCCGGTGCTCTCGAAAATGCTGGTCGACTTCAATACCTGGTTCAAACTCAACGAGGACCTGATCCGGCAGAACATCGAGGAGTGGGGAAAGAAGGTGGCCACGGTCATCGAAACCATCGGCAAGATGGCGGGATGGACCCTGGAGCGGCTGTATAATTTCTCGAATTTCATCGCCATCCTCGACGCCATCAAGGAAGGCGAGCTGTCCTTCTGGAAGGCGGCGACCATGGGGCCGAAAGAGGCCGAGGTGTGGCTGGAACGCTACGCCGCCAGGCAGCGGCTGGCCAACCTGGAGATGGCATCCAGCCATCTGACGGCCAATGAGCTGGCGGTCTCGCACGGCAAGGTTGCCGAGGCCGCTACGGCGTCCGGCGATGCGCAGGTCAAGGCTGCGGGCGAGGCGACGAAAGCCCTGGGCAAGCTCGACAAGGCGATCCTCGACACCGGCCGGTCCTACAATCTGCAGGTTGCCGCCTACATGGAGGGCACCGACGTCCTGACCCGGAATATCATTGACCGCTCCGACCAGATGGAGGCCGAGGAGCGGGAACGGATGGCTCGGGTGTCAACGGCCGTCGAGGAGTTCTACGGCGACATCTACGACATGGCTGAGGATCACGCCGACGGGGTCCGGCAGCTCAACGAACTGCTGGTCAACGACATGGGGCGGATCTTCGACACGTACATCAACGACGTGCTGCACGGGCAGATCCGGAGCGTCAAGGATTTGTTCGAGGGACTGTTCAAGTCGATCCTCGACATGTTCACCCGGCTGCTGTCGCAGATGGCGGCCAATTCCCTGGTTGACGCGCTGTTCGGCAAGGGCGCCAGCGGCGGGCTGACGCTGGGCAGCCTGACGACCGGCGGCGGACTGCTGGACAAGGTACTGGGCGGCGGCAGTCTGGCGAAAAGCGTGG